TCAATCTCAATATCTGGGTCAAGTGATTCAATGCCTTTTGGCATTTCGTATAAAGATTTTTCCATGAGAGCCTCAATAGTAAACTTGCTTCTTTCTGAAGCCGATTAGATCTTCTCGCTCGTCTGTGTCGAGTCTTAAAAATCCACCTTGTCTGAAACGAATCAGCGCTTGTACACAAGCATCAACTAAGTCATCATGCTCAGCATTCGGAAACGCTGCCATCTGCTCAACTAACTCGTGCGCCCACCTCGTATCAGGTGCCCATACTTTACCCGACTTGAACAAATCAGTCACCGAGTTTAGACGCACAAACTTATCATTTCCTCTAGATGGGGTGTACTCACTCACTACTATCCCCATCCGTCTTAATTCAAAAATTAATGGCGCGCCAGCAGCTTTAGCTTCCACAACAAAAGCATCCGGCTCCCAATCTTTATAGTGCTCATACGCTTTCTCCTTCAATTCAGGAAACTCCATCCTCTTCTGGAAAGCATCTAACAAAATAATATTGATATCTTCTGGGTTCTCGTTTAAGTGAAAAACACCAAGAGTCACGCAGGCCGAGTAGTCACTCCGCTCATTTTTAGTAAAAGCCGTATCCCAAGACTGGATGATAAATTCACACTTAGGCGGGTCTTCAGGCTCCCAGATCTTCCACCACTCCCTCTTAACTAAAGCACCCTCTTCGCCCGTAGGAGTCTGCTGATACTGAGCATTCCACTTAGATACTGGTAACTCTTCTTTTAATGCAGAGAGTTCTTCCAAACTCCAGAACTCAGGCCATAGAGGATTTCCACTAGGCATAATCGCTGGGAGTTCTATAACCTCCCACTCATCAGATGCATCTCTCTTCGTGGCATCTTTGATAATTCTGCCAGTTAAATCCTTCTCCGCCCAGCGAGTCATCACTACTACAATCGCTCCTCCTGGCTGTAATCGCTGTCTTGGCCCAGAGGTGTACCACTCATAAACCTTGTCAAAAACACTAGGATCACCTTGGGCTAAAGTCGCCTCCTGCTCCGAGTGCGGATCGTCAATGATCAGTAGGTCAGCACCTTTACCCGTCACAGTACCCCCAACCCCGATAGCAAAGTACTCACCACCCCGATTAGTAGCCCACCTACCAGCTGCCTTACTATCCTGTCTTAAACTCACATCAGGAAAGATAGTCGCATACTGCTCCGAACCAACTAAATTCCTAACCTTCCGCCCAAAGTTGACCGCAAGGTCGCCAGTGTTCGATGTCTGGATAATCTTCTTATTTGGATACTTCCCAAGGAACCAAGACGGCAACAGGTAACTAGCAAACTCAGACTTCGTATGCCGAGGAGCCATATTAATGATTAAACGTTTAATCTTTCCACTAGCAATCTCCTCAAACTTTTTAGCCATTAAAGCGTGGTGTCTTCCGTGTACAAACCCCGGCCACATCACCTTCACATACTCCATAAAAGATGCCTGAGACTTCTCTCTCCTCAAAGCATTTTTATACTCCTCAACATCAGCTAGAAGACTCTCCTGCTCCGCTATCGGTAATGTCTTAAGTATCTCTTCTATGTTCATTCTGAAGCCCTAAAGTTCTTCACTCTAAATTCCTAAAATTAATGTAAACAGGACGGATAGTCCTACCTCTTCGGTCTACCTTCTTTATAACACCTATATCCACCAGCCTGCTAATTATTTTAGAAGTATTAGACATACTCATCTTTCCCCTCTGATTAGCTATATCCCGTAAAGATGGACTAAACCCATACTTCTTCCACCACTCATCCACTATCAAAAACACTTCCTTCTGCACAGGACTCATCCGAACCTCCATACACTGTTCATAACTCTTATCCCTACTACTCGCCCTCATCCTATTCTTCATAACAACCTCTGAACACTCTAGTTCTAGAGTGTCCAGAACACTCTCGTTCTAGAGTGTTCACACACTCTCGTTCTAGAGTGTCCATATTTTCTATATATTTTTTTGCACACTCTAGTTCTAGAGTGTTCATGGGGGGTCTTCCCTGAATGGATGGGGTGGGGTAGAGCCAGTCTGATTTTCAGAGGGGTGGGGGGTGTCTGAATCCGATTCTTCTTGGGTGGGTTCTACCAAATCCGATTCTTGTTGGGTGGGTTCGAGTGGAATAGTATGTAATATATCCTGGGACTCCTGCTGCGGCCTGTGGGGGGTTGGGGGCGGGTGGGTGTCGGATGCCAACTCTTTCAATAGCGTATCCGCCTCAACGAATGAAACATCCTCTGCATCTCCACGCATCAAGACCTTGAGTTGTTCCATGATCTTCGCTTTGGTGTCTTCGCTCGAAGTGATTGTCCTGATCTCCTTGCGTTCTGTGAATGCTGAGACTTCGGTCACAGTTCCTAAGACCTTGGAAGCTTGAACCTTGGTTGCGTGTTTCGCTTCGGGATCGATCAAGACTTGAACCAACGATTGAATTACAAGTTCCCTCAGTAACGCAGGGGTTCTATGTTTAGCCCCCTCAATTGCCATCTCGAAGTGTTCTCTCTCTAACTTAATTCTTTCGTCCCTTGCGAGGATGTAAGGTTTACTGGCGAGGGTTGCTTTGGTTGCATCCTTCTTATAAGCTTTTCGGTATGCGTCTGCTTTGGTTGATCCCATTGCTAGTTCTCTTGCAAAGTTCTTTTGTTTAGAGGTGAGGGACTTTTTGGAAACGATCAAGAGATCTTCCATTGGTACTTGAGAGAGTCCTTCTCTTATCTCTTTTCTGGTTAGTGGTTTCATGACTCTATTTTAGGGGAACAAGATGGAAAACTGCAATGCTTCGCAAGGATTCCCCCTCGCAAATTTCTCTCTCAAATCCTTGCTGCGATGCACTTTTTTACAATTTTTTTCACCTATTTGCTGCAAAGTGTAATTTTGTGTATTAGAATCGAGACTCCAATCAACCACAAGGAGTCATCATGAAATCGAAATTAGAGAGAGTTTTCTTCATTTATTCCAATGCTTCAGTCTCAGTCCTTATGTACTTCGGTGCATTGGTTGAGTTTGTTTGTTGGTTCTTCTTGCGAGGTGAGGGAGGTTTAGGGGGTCTTGTTGCTCCTCTTGCTTTCGTTGCTTCTATCTGCTTTTTCACCATCGCCAGTTCTCTCGCTCTGTCTGTTTACAAAGACGCAAAGAAGTCAGGAATCATCTAATGACACCCCTCGAAAGTTCATACGCTAACGAAAAGTTTTACGAATGGGAAAAACAACTGTTCGGAGATAACTCTCCATTGACTGACGATGATCGTCTCATCTGGATTGCGGGTTACCACTTCGCAAGATACGAAACAATGAATGGGGAAGCTTGAATCATGGAATACATCGACAAAACATTTTCTGAAAATACTGGAGGTGGTGTGATTTGTGATTTCATCATCCTCAAAAATGGTCAATGCATTGTCATTTCAAATGAGTGTATTTGTCTTGTCAAAGACTATGAGACATCCTCAGAGTCTTATGGAGACGATCCCACAATTTATCTCACCCCAATGATCACAAGAGAAGGCAAAACCTTTTCATCCTAAGGAGACATCATGACCAATCAAAACCCATTTAAAAAGATCCTTCGTGAAGAAGGTTTGCCTTACAAGAAACTTTTAGGAACTGCATCAACCAAAACGATCAAGGGGGAGAAGTTGGGGTATATGACTGCAATACTGTACTTGACCCCAAACGATGACATTTGCGCTCTTGCAAAGCTTGCGGGATGTATGGAAGGATGTCTCTACACATCAGGGAGAGGAGCATTCAATTCAGTTCAAAAAGCTAGACAAGCAAAGACTGATTTTTGGTACTCAAACCGAAGGGCATTTTTACTGTCTCTTTGTGCAGATATTTGGACATTGAAATGGTCTGAGAAAGCAAGAGAGTACAAGCTTTTAGTTCGTCTCAATGGTACTTCTGACATCCCTTGGGAGAACTATCGGATTGCTCTACCCAACGAAACAAATGAAACAATTTTTCAGATCTTTTCTGATGTCCAATTTTACGATTACACAAAACACCCCTCAAGAAACCTTCAAGGAAAAATTGGGTCTGACAATTACGATCTGACTTACTCCTTCAGTTCAATCACTCCGAAACCGATCTCAATCAAAGGACTACAAAACCCTTTTAATAGTAGGGCTGCAGTGGTGTTTCAGAAGAAAGAAGACATCCCTTTGACCTTTAGGAACTGGCAAGTTGTTGATGGAGACGACACAGACATTAGACACATTGAACCGAAGAGAGTTGTTGTTGCCTTGTATGCAAAAGGCAAAGCAAAAAATGATCAAACTGGTTTTGTACAAATTAAAGGAGTGAATTATTTATGAGCTATTACCACGAATTTAGAGACTTTGATTTTGACATCCCTCACCTTGAAGGATTCTTTGACAAGTCTTGGCATAACGATGTCTCTCCATCTTTCGAGAGACAATTAAACGAAACTCAATCAATAACTGTTTGGGTTGATTACCTAGACCCTGACAGAAGGGAATGTGGAGGAAAACAATTCCTCATCATCATTCACCCAGTTGAAGACATGGGGAACAATCCTGATGTCCTTCTAGAGACAGACTCTTGGAATGATGTCAAAAATACAGTAAACCAACTTTTTAAGGATAAATCATGCACGATCTAAAACAACAATTACAAACTGTTTGGGATGCTCTCCACGCATACAGAGAAGATCTGATCCCTGAGGGAGACGAGCAGTTTGACGAGATTTGGGATGATGTCTGCACCGCAATGTCAGTCATTGAGGAAAACCTAAAAGCGAACGAGGAGCAATCATGAACAAACAAGACATCCAAGACCTAGCAGAAAACGCATTGCACGAAGCTTGCAGACACATTCAAGATCATTTCAATGTCAAAACTGGCGATACTGCGGGACTGTTTTTTAGTGGTCTAGAGGAAGACGCAATCATTGAAATTTTTACTAGATATATCCAAACTGAGATTATGGTTAAAAGCTACGAGG